CGGCTACAGAGGGGCCGCGACGGCCAGCGGCGACAGCGGGGCCGCGACGGCCAGCGGCGTCAGCGGGGCCGCGACGGCCAGCGGCGTCAGCGGGGCCGCGACGGCCAGCGGCTGGAGTGGTCGAGCACGAGGCGCCATCGGTTGCGCGTTGTTCCTCGTCGAACGCGCCAACGACATGACCATCATCGGCGTCATCGGCGTCATCGTCGACGGCGTCACCGTCAAAGCTGACGCCTGGTACTCGCTGAGGGGCGGGAAGCTCGTCGAGGTCTGAAGGCGAAACGGGGACAGCCCCGTCTGCAGGTTGCACCCTGCACTGATGAGCCAGCGAACACCACGAGGACCACATGACCCCAGACATCGACCGTAAGCGCATCGAGGACACCGGCGAACGAGCCCGCCGCGTCATCGCCGACCTCGAATACCTCGCCGTTGCAGGCGCCACCCAACACGAGAAGCAGGTGGATTTGCTGAAGAAGGAAACCGAGCGACTGCAAGCCGACGTCGACGAGGCAAACCGCCGAATCTTCGCCGCCGCTGCGGTTGGTCGTGAGGGTGATGTTGAGGTTGCCCGTCAGATTGCGGCCCTGAAGGACGAACTGGCAGAGGCGTATTCCCGCCTCGCCATCGCCGAGAACACCATCGCGCTGAAGCCCGACGAACCGCCCGACATGACCATCAACCTCGACGACATCCGCGCCGTGCTGGCCGAGGCCGGGCAGGACAACCCCGCAGTCGGCGCCCTGCTCGTCTCCGACAGCGACGATGAGGTGCAGGTCGTCGACAGCATCCACGCCTTGGTTGGCCACATCGCCGACCTCACGGGCGGGCAGTTGGCCGACGCTGACCGCATCGCGCGGCTGAGCAGCGACCTCAAGAACACCATCCAAGCCGCCACCGACAACGAGCAGGCCGCCGCCCGCTGGGTCGAAGAGCAGGCTGCGCTGAAGCAGGCTGTCACCCGCCTCGTTGACGCCCTGATGCCTCTCGATAGCAGCTCGGCGAAGTTGGCACGGGTCGCCAACCCCGTCTCCGCCATCATCGTCGTCGCCGGGGCCATCACGGACGTTGTGGCCGAGTTGCTGGACGACGACACTGCGGCGAAGGCCGTGGTTGCCGCCCGGGCCGACGCCGACCGCATCGAGGACGAAATCCACGCCATCGAGGCCGCCTGCGCCACCGCTGGCATGGCTGCCACCGTCGAGCGCCGAGACATCCCCGCATGGCTGGCGGCGAACCTCAAGCCCCGGGCGACGCCCAAGGTGAAGGCCGCCCCCTTCGTCGTCATGCGCAACGACGCCAACGGTCGCCGGTTCTGGGCCTATGACATCACTCGCAACAGCGACAGCCTGCACGTTGGCGAGGGTCCCGGATGGGACCGGCTGCCTCATGCTGTGCAGTATGACACCGTCGAAGCCGCGACGACGGCCAAGCCCCGGGGCTCCAAGGTCGTCGGCATCGTCGAGGCCATGCGCCTCATCGAGAACGACGCCCGCATCGCCGCCTCTGCCGAACTGCCGATGGCCAGCGAAGGCGGTGCCGAATGAGCGCCGTCGTCTCCGCTATCACCATCCGGCAGCACCTGGATGACAAAGCACCGTGGCCCGCTGCTCATCCACGCCGGTCTGCCCCTCGATGAGGACGGCTACGAACCGGCTTGGCGTCCTCGTCGAGCACGACCCCCAGCAGCAGAACAAAGCCACGAGAGCACAACACGGGGCGGCAGCATTGCCGCCCCGTTTCTTCTCAGGCACAACAGAACCCCACGAACCACGACCACGCGCTGCGAACCACGACCACGCGCTGCGACCCACGACCACGCGCTGCGACCCACGACCACGCGCTGCGACCCACGACCTCGCAGCGCCACCCGCCACGACCAGAGGCTGACCAGTGAAGTACACCCAGCAGAGCATCGACGACGTCAAACGAGCGTCGTCGATGGCCACAGTCGCCCGCATCTTCTGCTCCAAAGTCAAGCACGAGCATGGGGAGCACTACAGCGCCGTCTGTTGTTTCCACAAGGACACCCACCCGTCGCTCGACATCGACGACAGCAAAGGCGTATTCCTTTGTCGCGCCTGCGGTGTCGGCGGGGACGCGTTGACGATGCTCGAACGCCAGCGAGGCTGCACGTTCATCGAGGCCATCCAAGAACTCTCGACCATCACCGGCGTTCCTCTCGTCGAGGCTGCCCTTGACCCGCCACGCATCGTCGCCGAGTGGCACTACCTCGACGACACCGGAGCGCGGGCCTATTCCATTCAGCGATGGGAGCCCGGCCGTGGACGAGATGGGCAGCCGAACGGGAAGCGCAAGAGCTACTCGCAGCGCCTCGCCGACGGGAGCCCGGGCAAGTCCGCAGTGCAGATTCCCTACCGCCTCCCGCAGCTCATCGACGCCCGGGGCAGCGGGGCGTTCATCGTCGTCACCGAAGGCGAGAAGGCCGCAGACGCCGTCGTCGCCCTGGGCATCGTCGCCACCACCTGGGCAGGCGGGACCGGCGCCGTCGGCAACGAGGAGCGGACGACGTGGACGCCAGCATTCGCCGAGCACTTCCGGGGCGCCCATGTTGCGCTCTGGCCCGACAACGACGAGGTCGGCAAGGCCGCGATGGCCAAGATTGCCGGCGTCCTTCACGGGGTTGCGACTGAAATCGTGACCATCACACCACCGACGCCGGGCAAGGGCGACGACGCCGACGACTGGGTCACCGCTGGCGGGACGCGCGAGGGGTTGCAGGTCCTCATCCTCGAGGCCCGCAAGGCCGCTGCCAGTTCGCCAGGGGCCCCACCACCAGAGCGCGGGCACGCCGACCACCTCACCGACAGCGGGAACGCCGAGCGGTTCGTCAGGATGCACGGGGCCGACTTCCGCTGGCACGCCGACCTCGGGTGTTGGATGCGATGGACCGGCTCGCACTGGAAGACGGACGCCGACGCCGAGGCGCTGCACGCCACCAAGGACGTTGCCCGCAGCTGGCGCGTGGACATGGCCGCCGAGGCCGATGCCGCGCTTCGGGTCAATCTCCGGCGCCACGCCGAGCGTAGCGAGGGGATGGCGAGGCGCGCAGCCATGCTCTCCCTCGCCGCCTCAGAGCCCGGCATGAGCGTCCGCAGCGTCGACCTCGACAAAGACCAGATGGCCCTGAACCACAAGAACGGGACCCTGGACCAGCGCACCGGAATCCTCCGACCAGCCCGCCGTGAGGACCTGTGCACCCGCGTCGTCGACATCGCCTTTGACCCGCTGGCGCTCTGCCCGACGTGGGACCTGTTCCTCGCGCAAATTCTCCCCGACGAGCGCACCCGTGAATACCTCGGGAAGACCCTCGCCTATGCCTCGACCGGCGTCATCCGCGAGCACCTGTTCACCGTGCTGTGGGGGCAGACCGGGCGCAACGGGAAGGGGACGCTCATTGAAATCATGTTCTCTGTCCTCGGTGAGTACGCCACCGCGTTGCCCAATGACGTCATTATTGAGTCGCGCAACGAGCCCCACCCCAACATGTACGCGCAGCTCATGGGCGTGCGGATGGGCGTCGCCGCCGAGCTCCGCCCCAGCGACCGCCTCAACGAGGGGATGCTCAAAAAACTCAGCGGCGGGGACACCATCCGGGCCCGCTTCATGGGTGGGGAGTTTTTCAGCTTCTCCCCGACGCAAAAGCTCATCAGCCAGACGAATTTCAAACCCCGCGTCCGAGGTGGCGACCCCGCGTTGTGGGCCCGGATGCGCGTCATCCCATTCGGGCAATCCTTCGTGGGTCGCGAGGACCTCACCCTCGCCGCCCGCCTTCGCCTGGAACTCCCTGGCATCGCCGCCTGGCTCGCCCGACACGTCCTGCTGTGGCTGCGCGATGGGCTCACTCCACCACCTGAGGTCGTCGAGGCCACCGCCGAATACCGCGAGGAGAGCGACCGTGTCGGCCAGTTCCTCGAGGAGAATACCACCCCGGCGCCCATGGCCCGCATCCCCGCCGCCGCCCTCTGGAAGGCATTCCGCTCGTGGTGCGAGGACCGGGGCGAGTCCGCCGGCGCACAGAACACCTTCGGGGCCGAGGTCCGGGCCAAAGGCGTTGCAGTGATGCGGGTGACCGGAGAACGGCGCTACATGGGCATCCTGCTGAACGCAGGGGCCGCCCCCGCCGCCACTGGTGATGAAGGCGACGGCGCCACGGACCACTGGAACAGCTGACCGCTCATTGGGGAGCATGACGCGGGGATGACGCGGCCGATTTTGGCCGCGTCATCGTTTTTACGGCATTGTGATGCCGTTTCTTGGAGGCATGACGGACATGACGGACTTTTGCGTACCTAGCGCTGCAATTGCGAGGGTCCGCAGTTGAGTTGAGGGGCTGTTTTTCGTAACCGATTTTCCGACAAAAGCCCGTCAAGTCCGTCATAAGAACAAGCAAACGGCAACAGAAAGCCATATTTTACATATGACGGACTTTTCACCCAGTCCGTCATTCGGAGTCATAGCGTCATATTTTGTAGTGCATTTTCGACGCATTGGGAAGCCGTTTGTGGTTCTGCCTACAGTGTGCGCAATGTAGGACCCCAAACGGCAACCTATGTACAGGCATCGCAAAGAGGTGAAGCGCAAGTTGAACCTTTTACCGATGTCGCTAGTCGACACTCCTGGAGTGGCTCGCCACAGTGAACGCAGGAGGCCGCACAGATGACACTGAAACGAACGGGGCTCGCCCCAGCAGGAAAAAACCGCACCACCAGATTCACCCTGGAGCAGCTCGCCTGGCTCCAGCGGGAGGCGCACGCACAGGGCATCACCACGGCCAGCATGGTTCGCCGGCTCGTGGACGACCGCCGCCTGGGCAGGGAGGTGGCCCGATGACCCCGGGCAACGAGCCCAGGTGGGTCTACGACTGCGAGGTCTGCGGTGCGCAGGTCGTTGCAGGGTCCGAGGTCTGCCCGCATCACACGCTGCCCCTCACTGAGCCTGCCGCGACCCCCGAGGAGCAGGCCCGCCGCGACCGGGTGACGGAGGCCATCGTCAAATTCCAGAGCAAGCCCGCCAAGCCGCCCCGCCGGTGGCGCCGATGACCACCCTCACCGCCCGCATCGACGTGAAACTGGGGAGAGGCCAAAACGAGCGCGAGCACCACCGTGTCCGCGCCAACCGGGTCCAGGCAGAGCGGCAGGCAACCGGCCTGGCGCTGTCATTCGGCGAATGGGCCGGCGCCTGCCAGTCCCTGCGCCGCCCGGAGCTCGGGGCCAGCGTCACCCTCACCCGGCCCTTCGTGGCGGTTCCGCTCGACAGTGACAACCTCTCCGCCGCGTTCAAGGCGCCCCGGGACGCCATTGCGACGTTCCTCGGCGTCGACGATGGGAGCAACCGGCTGCACTGGGTGTACCGGCAGGAGCGCGCCCGTGTCGTCGGCAAGTCGCAGAAGGCTGGCAAGTCACGGCCCAGCCTCGACCACGACACCAGGCCCACGGTGCGCATCGAGGTCCTGCCCATCGAGGACATCGACCCGCAGCGCCGGGCCGTCCGCATTCTCCGCGCGTTCGCCGTCGTCGTCGAGCGCTTCAGCGTCCACACCCACGACGAGCACGGGGTCAGGTGCCTGTTGTGTCTCGCATCCCGCGTCCTCACCGACACCCACGACCAGGAGCAACCATGACCGACGCACATCATCGTCCCATGGTTGGATGAAGAGCCTGTTGTCGACGCTGGAGCACCACCCATCCCCGGGTTCGCTGCTCAGTGGATTCGAGCGTGGATGGGGCGCCCGCTCAGTGCCTCTCGACGGGCCGTTTCTTGTAAGCGCGCGAGCTGTGGATGACCTTGCTGTGGTCGATGAGCGCGACGGGGTCGACGGCCACCGACGACGAAAGAGCGGCAAGGTAAAACTCCCGCGCGAACGACAGGGCGTTCAGGCAGTCGTCGAGCCCCTCGTAGTTTGGGCGCCCCTTCGGCCCCTTCGGCGGCTGGATGTTCGACGACTTCGCCTCAAGAATCAGCTCTGGCCCGATGGGAACGACGCCATGCTCGATGGCGAGCTTGAGGCGCTGCAGGCGGAAATGCTTCTCCTCGCCCGACGTCTGCTCGGTGATGTGCCACGAGGAGAACTGGTGGAGCGTCTCATAGACGCCGACACCCACCCCGTTGCTCTCGACGACGATGGTCTCTGGGCCGTATTTCTCGGCGGTGTCCTTCACCAGCTCCACGAGGTCGGGCAACGATGTGGTGTTACTCACCCAGGTGGCGATGATGGTCCCCGTCAGCAGCGAGAGGACGACGATGGCGGACGAGTCCCCGCCCTGACCGGCGGCGACGTCGACGCCTATCACCACGGGTTCGTCGGCCATCCTGTCGCGGTAGCGGTGCCAGCCCGAGAACCGCTTCGTCTTCCCATCCCACGTCCCGTCGGCGACGACGACGACCTCGACGAACTTGAGAATCCATCGACCCTTCGCGAACGAGAAGCAGTGGGCGGGCAGCTGCGGGAACTCGCGCAGTGCCCCGGCCTCGTCGCCAGCGAAGTCGACGCGCATCCGGTGCCACCACCAGGCCGCCGTCGCGCGTGAGGTGAAGCCGTATTGGGGCCCCGACAGCAGCGCCCACGTCGCGTCGTCGATGCTGGCCGGGTCCCGCTGGTAGACGGGGTGCCGCTCGATGGGGAGAAACACCCGATGCCATTCACCCTCGGCGTCGTCGCCGTTCCACAGGGTGCGGAACAGGTTGTCCGCCGCGCTGGCCGTCGACTCCACGACGATGTGGGCCCCGGGAAGCGCCGTCGACGTCAGCCCGCGAAACACCGCAGCGTCGCTCAACCAGAAGGCAAGCTCGCTGGCGTGGATGAACCCGTAGCTCTTGGACCGGCCGACCCGCGACTCGCCAGCCTCGGCGCGAGAGACGGCAGATAGGGCGTCGATGACGGTGCAGACCCCGTCTGGGCCCGTGTTGGCCAGTTCGAGGGAGCCCTTGTTGCTGGCGCCAATCTCGACGCCGAGCTGCCCGCACCATCCCGCCAGCCGAGCCAACAGCCCCTGCGCCTTCTCCCGGGTGTCAGCCACGATGCAGCAGGGGACACCAGGGTTGGCGATGGCAAACACCAGCAGCGCCAGCAGCGACACCGTGCTCACGCCCATCTGGCGCCCCTTGAGCACGATGGTTCGCTCGTGGTCGAGGATGGCCAGCAGAACGTCGAGCTGCGCGGCGGTGATGCGCCAGCGCGAGATTGCCCCGGCCTGCTCCTGGTTGAGAATCATCAGCAGCCCGGCCATCCGCCGGGCGCGGTCGAACAGCGGGCGCCTCAAGCCTCACCCTCGTCGTCGCCAGTGAGCAGCGCCCGTAGCTCGTCGACGCGGCGGGAGACCTTGGTGGCTGGCTTGTTGCGCTTCTCGGGCGCGCCGGCCGCCAGGCTGAGCAGGTGCATCGCCGCCTTCGCCGACGTCGGGGCCAGCGAGACGTCGCCCCGCCAGGCCGTGGCCATCATCTCCAGCTCATGGATGTAGTAGGCGCGGTTCGCCGACGTGAGGCGCTGAATCTCATCAGCGGCCTCGTCGAACGTCATCACCTGGCCGTCGACCACAGGGACGCGCGGGACCCAAGCGTCGGCGGGAATGTCCGCCGCGCTCTTGTCGACCGGTGGGCGCGGCTTCGGCGCCCCCGTGTCGAAGATGTCCCGCCGCTTGGTGGCCATCGAAGCTCACCCCTCGCTGGGTTCAGCGGGACCACGGGTGTCGACGGTGCCGTTTTCGTTGAGGTCCAGGGTGTCGCGCATGGCGTCTGGGTAGCGCCACGTCTTCGCGTGGCCGTTGGCGTCGTAGGGGATTCCCTCGTTGTGGTAGACGCTGTTCGGCCCGAAGGTGACGAGGTCGACGACGCCGTGCCCCTGGTGGCCGACGACGATGCCCGCATACTCAATGCGCTCGGTGGTGTCGAACCCAACGTGGGCGGTGAAGGTGACGACGCGGCCCTTGGTGGGGATGGTGATGGTCTTCTTCTCCGGGGCGGCTGGTGCTTCGCTCATGGCTCTCTCGTGGTCGATGACGGCGCCTATCCCCGTCGTGTGGCTGGGGCCCGTGAGGTGGGCCAGACCATCGGTCACTCGCTGACGAGTTCGTCCCGCAGTCGAATCACAGCCAGGATATGGCGCCGGTGAATCGACAGGGGCTCGAGGTCCGGGTGCAGGGGCTCCAGCATGGCGTTGCGGACGACGACGACATCGCCGGTGTCGATGCCGCACCACGTCTGCGGGTGCTGGTCGGCCGCCGCAACAACCGCGCCGACGCCGACGACGATGTACCCGATGCACGCCGTGCCGAGCGTGCCTTTCACCTCGTCGACGGCGGTGACGATGCCGCCAACACTGCGGGCCGGGCGCCGCAAGGGAAGCAGCAGGGCCGTGTTCGGGGCGATGTTGTCGAAGGCGCCGACGGGCAACCCGCAGGCATATAGCTCGTGCAGGCTGACGGTCCCGTCCTCGGCCTTGGGGGTGACGCCGTCGGGCGTGATGGGGTCGACGACGGCGACGTCTTCGGTGTTGCGCTTGTCGACGATGGTGAACTTGGTGTGGGCGATGGGGTCGGTCACTGGTGGTCCTTGGTTGGCGGGATTGACTTGATGACGATTCTCTCGCCGTCGACGTCGATGTGACCCATGAGGGTCAACATGCGAATCATGGCGAACAGAATCTCTTGGTTGACCTCGCGCTTGGCCTCGGTGAGGGAGCAGACCCCCTCGTCGTTGGCCAGCTGCGAGAGGGTCTGCAGCACCGCGAGCGGCACGAACAGGTTCGGGAGGTATTTCGCCGGGGCGTACCACCCTCGCAGGTCGGCGGGGTGCTTGTGCTTCGGTGGCGCCTCGGCCTGGTCAAGCAGCGGCGTGGGCTCTGGGGGCTTCTTGCTCATGTGGTCCTCGTTCAGCTGAGACTGGCATACCCGAGGATGCGCCGGTCGTCGACCGCGTAGTCCCGGCGGGCCACCTTGTTCGAGGTGTTGCCCTCGATGGTGCGGACGCGGCCTTCAGCAACCTCGTCGACAATCCCGCAATGGTTGCCCTGCACGCCAACGTCGCTGGTGGCGTTGGAGAAGAAGACGATGTCCCCGGGCTGCGGGAGGTAGCCCTTGCGCGGGCGGAACAGCCCCTGCTCCCCGGCGACGGAGACGAGCCCCGACACCCGGCGGCAGGTGTAGTGCTTGGCGTCGAAGGCGTGGCGCCAACGGTTGTCGGACTGGGCGAGGCACCACAGCACGAACCCCGCGCACCAGGCGAGGGCGTCCCCACGCATGTAGCGCTGGGCTGGGATGCCGTCGTTCTTGCCGGTTTTCTCGCTCACCCCGAGCTGCGTGCGGGCGACGTCGACGATGTTCATGGACTCACCATTCCAGCCAGAGAAGCAGCGCGGCGCGGGTGACGGTGACGGCCGTCGTCGCCGAAAACTCCACCGTGAAGTCTTCGAGGAGCGTCTCTACCCCGCCATTCAACGAGATGGCGAGCGCTCCGCTGTCGTCAGTCATGACCAGGTCGGCAGCGTGGTTGTTTGACAGGGTCGCGACGGTGGCGCCGGTCTCGTCTCTGAGTAGAGCCGTGACGACCTGACCAACACCTGTCACTGACGTCGACAGGTACGCTCGAACGATGCGCGACGCACACCTCGACGACGACGGCACAGGCAGCACCCGCAGCAGGTCCGCCGCCGCCGTGGCATTGTTGAACGCCGCGTTCTGCAGAGCCAGCCCGGGCCCCATCGACCGGGCGGAAAACTTCGCCGCCTCGACAGTGAGGGCGTCGGCAGCGGCATCGACAAGCAGCGCGTCGGCCAGCCCGTCGGTGAAGTCGTTGAAGGCAAAGCTGGGGACATCGAGGGCACCACCGGCCCGCCAGCGGTCGACGAGGACGTGCAGCACGATGTTGAGGCGCTCGACCATGAACGACGTCCCCGTGGCGATGATGTCGTAGACGACGCCAGCTTCAAGCGTCACCGCCTGGATGCTCGTGTCGTTGACGTCGTCAGCAGTCGTCGCCCCCGCCGCGATGTGCAGCCAAGGCGTGGTGGCACCGGTGGGGATGGCGCTGGTATCGGCACGCTGGATGGAGAACGTGACCTCGGCGGCAGCGGTGATGTTCCCATCGAGGAACGCCCGGGCGATGGTGCATGCAACGGGGCAGACAAACCGATGCGTCCTCGTGCCAAGGCTGCTTGTGTTGATCGTGCCAGGCGTGAACTGCAACGCCAGGGCCGCGACCGCGAAACGCTTCTCGGCGACGTCGGCTGCGGCGTCTTTGGCGTACAGGAACACGTCGTTGAGGTCCGACGGCGAGAGGGCGTCCCCCGTCGTGAACCGCACGGACTGGGTCGACGAAATCACCTTCACGCGGAACCTCGAGCGAGACGTGAGCGACAGCAGAGGATGATGGTCGCCGTCATCGTGGCGAGGACGTTGGTTGTCGAGACGTCGACGTCGACGATGGCGCCCTTGGGAAGCAGGCGCACAACCCGCGACGTCGTCGCCTGATTCAGGCCTGGCTTGGCGTCCATCGTCCCGTCGAACAGCAACCGGGCCTGTTTCTTGGCGATGGTGTCGAGAGTGCCGGTCACCTCCATCGACCAGTCGTCGAGGATGCCGCCCGCCGACACCGTGGCGGTGATGGTCGCGGCGGCACTCGTGGCCGGC